TACGAAGAATCTTATCGGATGCTCGTTGGGACGAGGTCGGAAGAATTAAGTGCAATGGCAAGGCCACGGCGGGTATCGCCTTGGAAGGACTCGGCTACACCCGTGCGCAGTGCTCGGAATCCATTAAACAACTGGCAGGACATGTCGCAACTTTAAGCAAGAGTACAATACTGGGGGGGGCGGGTTTGTGGCAGCTGGGTGGCAGGGCTAAGCGTACAACACCAGGCAATGGAGACGTGCTGCGATCACGCGCAATTATCTTCAACGATGGTGTTAACGCAGCTGTAAGTAGTACCATATCGCAAGGCGTGGGGGAGGTGTTTAAGCATGGACACGGTGACATTAAGATTGGTCATCGCGCACAGCAGGGAGCGTCGTCAGATGCCCGTCAATCTGAGGATAATGAAATCGAGTTCGAAATAGATCATAAGCGGTTTGGTTTTCGGCTCGCAGAACCACTACTGGTTGACGCGTTTGGCATCATCCGTTCCATGCTCCCACCCGGGGAGGAGTGGGATTACCGCATTCTGCATGAGATGGCGCACAATATAATTAAGACCATAATCTTACCGGGGGGTTGGGTGTATCGGGCTACCTTTGGGAATTGGAGCGGACCTTGGACTAGCATTCTTGACAGTATTTGTAACTGGCTCGCGACATGTAGTTCGCTTGACTATTACAAAGTGCAGCCAGCAAATGTTGACCTATGGATATACGGCGATGATACGTTAATTGGTTTCAAACGTGGCAAGCGGCCACTCAATTTGACGCCACCCGATGTACAGCGCATCCTAAAGGACAAGTTTGGCATATATGCAGGCGATTGGAGCTTGGGTAATTTGTCGTCGTATGGCAATCTACCAGGCGCTACTTTCCTTGGCTGCTGGAACCGGAATGGAATGCATGGACGCCCTCTATCCAAGTGGCTTGATGTATCTATGCTACCGGAGCGTAGGCAGGACACCCTGCGGCAGCAGAGTAAGCGTGTTAAGTATCTCACACATGCTGCTGTGGCTACGCGTGACAATGAAGACTACTTTACTAGCTACTTCACATTTATCAATGACAAGGTGCCCGCTGTAGCCAAGCTATCATCCGATGCACTCAGGCAATACCTGAGTGACTTATTCATCCAATCCCACGCTAATTTTAGCTCGGGGGGGGTGGATTGGCGAGATTGGGAGCATGGTGCTAGCACGAAGTTGTGTGATTTGATGTCGAAGAAGCGTCCGCTAGTAACTGAGCTTGCGCGTGCTCAGATAACGGGCAAACTTCCCGTAAACCGGTGTGCCTTACACGCCACCTGGTTAATGCGTAGTATCGGTGGACAACCGATAGGATTGGTGGGAGTTGAGAGAACGACCGATCCAGGCCTCTACATCCGTGGTGGTATCGCGCCCGCACTCACATCGTAGGTGAGACTGTGCGTTG